TGGATACCTACCGTTCTAACTATTCTGAAGTCTTATTATCAGAAGAAGACTATTTCAAAGAATTTTCAAATAAAATGAATAAAGCGCTTGACAATCACTGATTTGTGTGATACTATACACATATAACTGAGAGATTTATATTATGAAGTATCAAGCTTACTTGTATCGGTATACCCATGTACCTAGTGGTCGGGTCTATATTGGAATCCATAAAGGTTTGATTACTGATTCGTATAACCACAGTTCAACTTGTGAGGAATTCAATGACCTATTGCGAACTGAATTCCATAATTTTAAGTATGAGGTACTGAAGACGGGTAGTCTAGGTGCCATGTTGAATGAGGAACATAAAATGTTAAAAGCAGTAAACGCTAAATCCAACCCCGACTATTTCAATAAGTCTAATGGGTCACCCGCAAGTAAAACTTTCGATGAACTTCGATGTCTGAAACTTGCAGATAAAATTAAGTCTATGTCTGGTGAACAGGAACTTGCAACAGAGGTTATTAAGACTCAGTTCTTACAAGTCCGTGAGGCAGATGACTTTACACACGCTCAAGACATCCGTTGTGCGATTGATGAAGAACACGGTAACACCGCTAAGTTAAACCTTCAGGCAGTTCTCATAGAAGAATACTATGAAGAAGATGATGATGTGTATGGTGTTGATGGTAGTCTAGGTATCGGTGGTAACCACTCTACCAAGGCGACAGTATCTTCGAAACACGGTAAGACTATTGAAGTTATTCGTGTCCCCCTAAAAGACTGGGATGGTATGACTGACGCCGAACTTGGATATGTCGGTATGTTGTTGAACAGTCAAGAGTCAAAGGTTAAACCTAAAGTTAACGAGACAGATGACTTCTCTAAACTTGTACAGACTTTGTTCCACGAACATAACATTGACCCTGATTCAGATGAGATGCGTGAGAAGTTGTCAAACTTCAACATACCCGCACGTAAGATTACTAGTGCTATCAATCGTGCGAAACGAGCAATAGAACGTAAAGAGTTACAGAGTAATGGTCAGAAGGTTATCGAATGGCAATATGGTGCTCAGAAGAAACGTCTCTATGATGTAATCGTTCCTAGTTATCAAGACGGTGAAACATATGTTGAGGTAATCACATCTGGTTCTTATGGTTCACTGTTGACCTTCATGTCGAACTTTGTTGATTCAGAGAAGGACTACAAGAAGGCAGTTGCAATCGTTCGTCACCCTCGTTTGTGGAACAACGATGACTGGTTGAACAACACGAAGTTTATCAATGCACGTAAGGCAGTTGAGTTCTTCTTTGAGTCTGCTGGTATTGAGTATCAAGAAGTCGGTCTACAAGTTCTGCAAGACCAAAAGGCGCAGATAGTAGTCGCATAAGTAATACATGCGGGGTTAGTTTAACGAGCAAAACACTAGGTTACCAACTTAGAGATGAAAGTGCAATTCTTTCTCCCCGCTCCAATCTTCAATCATTCCCCTCTTCGGAGGGGTTTTTTTATGCCAAAAAAAAAGGGAGTCCGAAGACTCCCTTAAAAAATGGTGAGTTAACCTCACTCTTATTTTTGGTACAGACTTACGTCAAGATGTTAGTAACCTTGAAGATTCTGTAGTACTGGTTAGTCTTAGCAGTAGCAAGACCGTCAGAAGGTGTAGAACCAACGAATGGGTTTGAAGCCATACCGTAACGAGTTTTAAACCCGATACGTGGTTGGAAGTCATCTTCACCAACTGCTTTAACCATTTGCAAAGGAACGTATGGGCAGTAGAATACACCACTGTCATATGGGTTCTGACCTTTGTAACCAACAGTGATGTAATCAGTGTTAGCATAAGGGTCGATGTATACACGGATACGTCCGTTTAATACACCAGCAAAAGTATTACCAGTATCGTCAACCTGTAGGTTGTTGTTGATAGCAGGACTGTAGTCCAATGAACCAGCAGCAGCAAGTGCAGTAGCAACGTCTGAAGAACAGATAACTACGTTACCTTTTCCTCTACGAGTTTCTTTTGCAATTACGTTACATTCACGGTCAATCTGTACAGTTAGACCTTTGAACTTCTCAGCAGACCAACGACCATCTGTATCAGATGACATGTTGAAAATACCTTTAGCAGTAACGTTAGACTGTTGAGCACCAGTTTTAGCTTGTGAGTTAACAGTTCTGATTACTTCACGGTTGATTTCTGCAAGAATCTCAGTTGACAAGATGTTTGCCAATTCAGTTTCAGCGTCTAAACCGTGGATTGCTTTAAGGTCTTGAGCAAGTTCAAGAGTGTATTCTGCTTTCAGAGCACGTGACTTAGCAGTAACAGTTTGTCTTTCAATGGTGAAACCCATTTCGTTGAAAGATGAACCACCTGTACGTCCGAGTGCTTCAGCGTCTTCAGTTGGCATTCCGCCAGCAGCAAGAGAAGTCAAACGACCACCTTCACTGTCAACACCATTCCAACCAGATGCGTTATCTGAGTCGTGTGAACCAGAAGAGTCACCAGAGAACTGAGTTTCAGCTTCGTTGTGAAGAGCTTCACGGTTAGATGTAGAACCACCTTGGTAACGTGATTTCATCGCAAAGATGAGACCAGTTGGGCCATTCATAGGTTGAACACCACACACATCATAAGCGATGAGGTTAGGCATTGCACGTCTGACCAATGAGATTAACACTGGGTCAAAGTTGTTTACTGAACCAGTGTTGTTCGCACCAGCAGCAGCGTTTTCAGAAAGAAAACCTTGAGAAGCAGAACGCTCTTCAGCGATTGCTTTTTCTTGGTTTTCCAAGATTGCGGCAGTAACCGCACGGCGATGATTGTCTTGAATCACGCCAGCAGACTCTTCGTTAAGAACTGGAGCCCACTTTTCGATTAAGTTATCGTAAGATTGCATTTGGAAATTCCTTAATTATCTTTTTGGGGTTGTTTTACGAATAGTTGCAAGGTATTGTTCCATCACAGATGATACTTCAACTTCTTGGTCAGCATCTTCTACAATTTGTTCTACCTCTTCACCATCAATTACTTCTTTAGTGAAGTACGACTCGACAACAGTTTTAACTTTAGAAGCGAATTGGTCTTCGTCTTCAAAGTCAATGTCTTCTACGAGTGACTTCAACTTAACTACTTGAGTTTCTGCAAGGTCACGTGACGCTTCACGAATAATCGTTTCACGTTTGTAAACTTCCAGTTCCTCTGTAGTGTCAATCACTTTCTGAGTTGTTTCGTTGAGTTTTGTTTCCAACTCTTCAACGGACTCAGCAAGTTCGTCAACTAGGTCAACTTTGGATTCTGGTACGTCAATGTAAGACTCTGTAAACAGGTCTTTCATCTTGTCCATGAAAGTCTCGGCAATTTCAGTACGGAGACCGTTCTGGATTGCAACTTGATTTTCTTCCATCCATGATTCAACTACATAGTTCAGGTAGCTGTCTACTTTCTCTACAAGGTCTGCCTTCGTAGAAGAGATTTCTTCTGCGAGTTCTTCCTTGTACTGTGCTTCAATTCTATCTACTTCTTCAGACAGTTTTGATTTCACAGCAGCTTCAAAAATTACAGCGGTTTTAGCTTTAAACTCATCACTGAGAGTAGCTTCAGACTCGACTAATGCGTCCAGTTCAGCAGCAGTGTCAACACTCGTTTCCACGATTGCATCTTCTTCTACTTCAACTTCTTCGCCCATCATCTTACCGTATTGAGCTTGAAGGTCTGCTTTTTTCATAGCATGTAACTTCATACTCATAGCATTAATCATGCCCGCTTTAGTTTTTGGTGCAGGAGCTTGTTTTGCTTTGGTTGCGTCTGCTGCCTTGTCTACAGTTGCAATAGACTCTTCTTCGTCAGTTGCATTTGCATCAGGTTTCCCTTTAGGAGCAGGAGCGCTTCCCTCTTCGAGAGTTTCTTCCACAATGTCGTTAATGTCTTCATCGTGAAGTTCAACTTCGACTTTACTTTCTTCAGTCATTATTGACTCCTTACATATTAGATTTAATTAACGAGAGGAAATTTTTGAACTCTCGAACACTTGTCTCATATAAGACAGTTTTCGGAGCAGTTTTAATTTCAGTCTCCATTTCTTCAATTACTTGAGGTTTCAAAACACCGTTATTCCAAACCCAGTCTACACCTTCCATGATACCATTAACAAATGCTTCAGGTGCGCTAGGGTCTTGTACTATGTCAACAGTACTAAGAATAAAATCGTCTTTAACGACCATTGCGCCATTTCGATTCTCAAGACTACCCATACCACGAGTTGACACTCCTAGTTGGACACCACCATCAAGAAGACCTTTAACAATCTTACCCATTGGAGTTTCCAATATTTGTGCCTTTCCTACCACATCATTTCCCTCAAACTTGAGGTCTGTGATGAGATGAGAAACTTTGTCTAAGTTAACTGTCGGCCCTTCAGGGTGATTCAACTCACCAACCGCACGTTTCTTAGATACTTGTTCTTTTACGTACTTGTTTACCGCATTCTCCATAATTGGTTTAGGGTAAACACGTCCGTTTCTATTCTTTTTATCTGCCTGTGCGAATACGCCTTCAATGACGTAGTTCTTCTCACCGTTTTCTTTATTCTCAATTAAACACTTGAGAGTATCATTTTCGGTGAACTCTGTAATAAGTTTCATTATGTTAATTCCTTTATTACTTTGTTGACAGATTTTTCTGCATCCTTCTGTGATTTAAATGCATCTAACTTATCGCCATCTACATATGCCACAAAAGGGAGATTCCCCTTAGATTGTTTATAAATCTGTACAGGAATCCTTTTGATTTTTTTGTTAAATACTAGTTCACCTTGGTCAAGAACGCCAAATCTCTTTTTGCGCTCATTGAGTTCAGATAAAATGTCTTTATAACTTTTCATAGTATTATTTATACAAATAAAGATTTATAAAGCGTATTAATTTACTATTTCTTCGTCTTCGAGTTCGGCGATGACTTCTTCTTCTGGTTCCTCATCTCCGACAACATCTTCAACTTCTTCTTCTGTCTCAATGTCTGTTTCAACTTCATCTTCCAACGTTTCGCCTTCGTCTTCCAACGTGACTTCTTCGTCTTCGATGTCCTCAACATCATCATCTTGACCATTAAAGATTGCCTGTGCAGTCGCAATACGTTGTGCTTCTAATGCATCTGCCATCTTATCTTGGACAATTGACTGGAAAGAACCCTCAGCCTTATTCAAGTCACCGTCAGTGATTTGATTAATTAGTTCTTCTACTGCACTAGGTTGTGCAGTTTCAACTTCTTGATTTTCTACTTCACTCATTGTAATTCCTCATCTTCGTCTTGGACTGAGTTCTCGCCCTCGACTTGTTTCTTCATTTCTTCGATATCTTCATCAGACATCATCATTACGTTCTTCATTGCCCACTCACGGGAGAAGTACTCACCCACATACTGAGATACTTGGTCAAGAGTCTGTAGTCTGTTTTGCAACAGTTCAGCATCTTTCAATTCAGTAAAGTGGTTGTCTCTCTGGAAGTCTACTGTAATAAAACTCTTCCACTCATCCCAATCCTGTTCAGTGATAACACCTTTCAGTATGAGTTGTTTCTTGAGTATTGCAGTAAACAACGTAGAGAAACGTTTACGTAGACGGTCAATAAACTTCTGGAACTTAACTTCGTCCCTAGAGATTTCGGTTGACCTACCCAACGTAAATTGTGCTTCCTGTTCCAGACGGTTGACAGGTACGTTCAAGGAACGATACAGTCTCTTCTGGAAGTACAGGATATCATCAATCTGACCAAGATTCTCACCGCCAGGCAATGTACTAATCTCTGTACCACGACCACCTTCTCTACGAGGTAACCAGAAGTCTTCGAGCATTGACATGTGCTTACGGTCATCTTTTAATTGACCAGTGTTCGAATCGTAAACAATCTTATTACGATAACGAGACATGATGTCTTTCATGTACGCTTCTGATTTATTACGTGGCATGTTACCCACGTCAATGTAGAATATTCTACGTTCAGGCGCACGTGCAAGACGGTAGATTACAAGTGAATCTTCCATCATGCGTAATTGGTTAATTGGTTTCAATGCCTTGTGTAAGTAGGACACAACCTGTTTCTTACTTGGGTCTAACAGACCACTAGAGACATATGAAACACTATCTGGAGAAAGTCTTACGCCCTGATTGGTTCCTGCTTTCTCTTGGAAGATATAAAATTCTTTTACGTGTTTGACCACCTTTGCACCAGTCACGGGGTCTTTTTCGTGTTTTACTTCTTTAACTTTACGAATCTTAGCGGCATCGATAGAACGGATTTCCTGAATACCTGCTTTAAGATTTGATTCATTCACTACGAGGTGGTGATATATTCGACCATCAACATAGAATGAACGGAATATGTCATGACCAAGTTCGGTAAACTTCAACATACCATAGATGTTGTTGAACTCTTCGGTCATTTGTTTTTTGATATTGTCTGGAGCTTCTACTTTGTCCAGATTAAGTTCACATGAGATATCCATCTCAGAACCAATGATTGATTCGTTTACGATATCTTCAATTGCAGCGTCCACCTCTGGGTGAGTTGCGACACCACGATACTTGATAATAAGTTGTTGGTTGTCCTTTGCCTTGTTGCCCTCCATGTCAATGTATTGACCATAGTGACTACCAGACGCAGTAACGTACCCCGCACCGTCATCATCGGTGGGAGCGACAATAGACTTTAACTTGTCCTTTTCCTTCTCAGGTTTTTCCTGTCTCTTTAGTTCGAAACCGAATAACTTGAGAATACTGTTGTCTTGTTCTGCCATGTACTTACCTTCAAATGCTTATAATAAAGAGGTAAGGGATTATTCCCCTACCCCTCTATCTATAACTAGATTAACTAGTAGTATCAGATTCCCAGTATTGAACTTGGAACTCAACCGTAAACTCTTCGATAGCGTCTACAGTCTCATAACTCACATCGATTGCACTGACATTAGTCGGGAAACAACCACGGAAGTTATAAGTTTTAAGTGTGTCACCATCTCTGTCCAACTGCTCGATAATCAGGTCTGCTTGGTAATCGATAGGATTACTAAGACCAGTATTAGCTTGGTGGGCATTGATACCATTCATCCATCTCTCCATAGCATTACGGATTGAGAAATCAGTATCATTGATAATGGTTACAGTCCAAGGTTCAAACGTTCTGTCGCCTGCCATTTTTAATTGGCGACCACGGAAGGGAACTTCAAACACATTCATTACGGATGCTGGCAACTGTGCAGTCTTACAAAGGAAAGATGTAAGTTCTACATCTCCCCCCGCATAGCCTGGAAAGTTGACAGTCGCTTTAAACAGATTAGGACGAGCACCGCCCCCTCTGAGTTTTGATTTAAAATCATCTACGCCTAAAATTGCCATTTTTCCTTACTCCTTATACTGTGCCAACTACTTCTTCAAACTCAACACCAGTTCTAACAGCAACAAAGTTCAATGTTACGAAGTTGATAGAACGGGCAGGTTTGATGAAGATAGATGCAATAAATTCATTACGGTCAACCACAGCAGGGGTATTGTTCGTTTCGTCACAGACTACTCGGAAGTCGGTAATACCTCTTCTTCCTTGAATCTCACGAAGGAACGGTTCGACAATGTTGACGAATTCTGCACGAGTAAACTCGTCATTGAATTCAAACATTACGTTGCGACCCGCAATTGCGATTGCTCTTTCAACACCCAAGAACAATCTACGAACATTAATTCTGTCAAATGCAGAAGGTCTTGATTCGTTAGTCTTGTCACCGAAGAGCATGATGCCCTCGCCTGGAATGTTTGCAATCGGATTGATACCTACTTTATACAACTGGTCTCTTTCGATTTTAGTTGGAGAAAGAATGATATCGGTGATACCAATGTATCTACCACGTCTTGAACCAGCAGGAGAGAACCAAGGTGCAGCGACTAAGTCGGTTGCAGCCATGAGACCCGCAGTTGAAGAGTTGGCAGGAATCTTAATGTACTTGTCATTATATTTGTCAAATACTTTAAGATAGTTGTTGTCTTGAACTAGATACGAGGATTTAGTATATGTGTTATTACACGCAAGAACACCCGCATTTGTACCGACTGTGATTACAGCGTTACGAGACGGTGATGCGACAGCAACACAGTCTTTACGAGTTGTACCCGCAATACCTACCAAGTCATTGACAATAGTAGTTGCGGTTGCATCTGCGATTGATTCTGGAGCAATCAAGAAATCAACTTCGATGTTGTCTTTATCTTCGAACTTGTCGAAACCACGTAATACGTCATCTGTTCCTAGTGAACTTGATGTAACACCACCACTGAATGACCACTCATTTTGTTGAGAAGTACTTGTACCTACGGAGAAATCTTCTCCAGCAGTAGTTGCATTGTTACCCCAAGATGAACCAACAAGGTCACTTACCGAAGCAGAGTCACCAGTATGGAAGTCACCAGCATAAATCCAATCAGAACGATTCTTCAGAACTTCTTTATAGTAGTTTGAAGTACCGTCAGCGGCCTTTGCGTTTTTGGCAACAGATAGGTATGGGAATGTTTCTAGGATGGTTCCAGCAGAACCAGTAATTTCACCAGTTTCGTCAATGACTACGAGGTGTAGTTCATCGTTTTGACCACCAAGGTCAGATACAAACTTAGATGTTGATGGTCTTCCATCGACTTGGTCTTTGTAAGCCCAAGTATTGAAGTCTGAGTCTGTATTACTATAGTTAACTGATACTTTCAATGCACTACCCAGTGAGCCTGGATATTTAGCAATGAATGCACCGTCAGAACTATCTAGTGATAAATCGTCAAAGTCATCTAGGTTATTGATAGACTGAGTCGCCAATGTACCTAGAGAGGTGTGGTTTGCGACAGCATTTTTGCCGTCAGAATCCTGTTCACGTACTACGTACAGTGAATTGGAATATTTTAAGAAATACGCTGCAGAATGGAAATCTACCGTATTATCGTCAGTTGGTGCTGAGAAGGTACTTACTAGACCAGATTCATCTGAGACTAGAGTCGCAACTCCCACAGGGCCCCAACCGAAATTCCCCACGAATGCACCAGTAGAAGTTTGAACGTTAGGCACTACGCCCGTCAGGTCAATTTCTTTTACTGTTACAGCGGGAGAAGCAGAGGGTGTAAAAAGAGCCATAACTTTTTCCTTTAGTTTCTAATTATAAGTTTTCATAATACGGTAATGTTCACATACCTTTATTTATACAATTACCATTCTTCAACACCAATACCAGTCCCTTCGAAGGTGTGCCAACCCATTTCTTTCTGTTCTTCTTCCTGTCTCACTTGGTCTAAACCGTCATCAATGAACCCTACAGGCGGTACATCATCATCTATTTCCTTCATCTTACGTGCAAACATCATCTCTTTTAGGTTGATATCTGTCATGTCTGCAAAGAATTGAGAGGATACAAAGTATCCAAATAAGACTAAATTCATCATCAAATCGTCATGGTTACCGTCAGATGCTTCATATGATTGACCCTTGGAGACGAAAGTAGATATCTCTAGGATGGTATTCTCATCGATGATATCAAGTTTGGTGTTCTCTAGGATATCCTTGATTGCAGAACAACCCAGACGTTTGACCTTACGATTCATCTCAATACCAATACGGTCTGCCTTAATCGCAGATTCCATATGGATATTCTCGTACTCTAGGTCTTGATACAATCCTTGACATACCAATCCACCTTGGTCATTGGACTCAATCACGACATATGCATCGTTGTAAAGATTTGCGTACTTATATATAATATTAGGAAAGAGTATTGGAGATATAGTATTATTGCGATAGACAGCAACCTGTTTGAACGGTCTCGTGCTAATGTCGATTACGTTAAACGTAGAATAATCCTGACCTCTTCCTTTTGATACGTCTACCATCATGAGATATTCATGCTCTTTGTTGGGACGGTCATATATTAATAAGTCACCCCCTTCAAGTGTTTCTTGAGGGTTGAGTGCCCTAAATGATAACAATGTTTCGGCATTGATTAAGGTATCACCTGTCCCAAAAAAGGTGTTGCCAAATTCTTGGTCAAACTGCAATTGAGATGTATTTGCAATTGTTTGTTTCTTCCAATCCTCATCTCGGCCTGGAACATCATACCAGTTCACCGTAAAGGGGACAAACTCGTTCACCTTCTGAACAGCACCTTCCCATATCTTATGAAACGTATTACCAATTCCGTTAGCGGTTGAAGTGATAATAACCTTCGTATCTTTACCAGCAGAGATAACAGGATAGGTAGAAGTGTAGAATTCATTTGCTCTCTCAACAAAGGCAAACTCATCCAGAAATAGTAGGTTAACAGACATACCACGAATGGAACTACCAGAGGTAGCAGCGGCGATAATCCTAGAATTATTAGAAAACTCAATAGAACCCTTATTGAGAGCTTTACAGCCAGGCTGTAGAAAAAATGGTAGATTCTCCAACATGAGTGTGACACGTGCGAGCATCTCTCTCGCAGTCGCACCTTTGTTTGCCAGAATTGCGATAGTCTTCTCACTATGAAAACAAGCATACCAGATTATGTATCCTACTGAACTAATCGATTTACCAGACTGTCTACAAGCGAGAACAATAGAGAATCGATTGTTATTGAAGTGGTCAAACATCTTCTCTTGATACGGATATAACGAAAAGGGTACTAGACCCTCATCAAGAGAAATTACCTTTAGATATGTTTTACAGAAGTGTACGGGGTCTTTGGAACACTTGATGTATTCCTTGATTTCCTCTTCAGTAAAATTGTGTTGAACGCCATCACGCTTGACATTTATATTGCCAAGATATGATTCATTCTGATTCGGGTTCTGCATCTATTACTACACCTTGATTTTCATTATGTATAAGTCGCTGCAAGTCTGTAGTGGTTCCCACAAATAGATTGTTTGTGGTATTACCCAGTTGTTTGGGTTCGTCTTTCTGATTGATATCTTTATTCTTCTTATTTAAATCCATCAATTTATCATTCACGTCTGCCATGTTCTTCATCATGGTAGACAACACTTCAAACGCACGAGGGTGTTCACTTTCCCTTGCGACTTCTATCATTAGTTCCATACTCTCTTTACCCTTCTCTAATATTTCATAGTAGGTATCACGAGAATATTCGTAATCATCTTTTATTTTCTTTTCATTCTTATCGGTCATTATTCATCACTATCCAAAGTACCACGGAATATTAAGTCGTTTTCAGTGAATCCGTAATCACTATCAGGTGATACGCCTATCGGATTCGGTACAGTTTGTATCGACTTGAGGTATACATCATCACCACTGTCACCAGTAAGTCCAGATTTTGATAGGAATAAGTTACTTCTGACATCACGGATAATAGACTTATTAGACTCAGGCCCATACAGAGCAATCTTCATATCAAAGTCTAATGTATATATGATTGTCCTACGTTGTTCAACCGCACCCTCAAAGTCATCTTGGAAAGTCACACCAGATAATGTGACAGGGACATCTTCGGTCAGTGTAGGTATATCAGAAAACGGTTTGATTGTCAAGGTATATTGTGGTGCAAAGTATGGCAGAATTTGTTCTACAATCTGTAGTGCATCATCCTGTGACTTTGCATAGACATTTAACTGAAAGGTAATTGTATACGGAGTAGATGTATAGAGTTTACGTTTCTGGTCAGTACCAAGTTCAGTTATGGTTTTTGATATAGAATTTGTTTTGGGTAATTGTCGGGTAGCATCGTACTGCATGTTCGTAATCTCAAACGACATACGAGGCAACTTGATTGCAACCCTACGTTCTGCATCCTCACCCTGTGACATCTCTTGGAGTCGTGAAACAAAGTTTCTTTTTGGTGCGTATGATAACGGAACCTTGACTTGAGATATAGTTTCGCCTGCACTATTCTGTCTTAGGACATATAGATTGTTAAACATAGAACCGAATACGGATACCGCAGTACGGACTCTCTTGTTGTAAAACCAAGTACCAAACATTATGCAATATCTCCAAATGGATTAGATTCAGAGAAGTCAAGGAAGTCTGCCTCGAAATCATCAAAGATTTTATTCTGTGCGTCTTTCTGAATCAGTTGTAGTTCTTGTACAAGTGTAGGTGTTCGTTCTGTGTTTGATGTCATACCAAGGACACCCGTTGAGTTTGTGAATTGATGGAATTTACCATCGGTTGCACCAACGTGTGCCAGTTGTAGGATACCATCAGAATCAGACCAATCAGTGACCTCACCTTTCATGGTGTATCCATCAAAGTATTGACATACTTCTTCACCGACTTGGTATGAACCTGTACCAGCAGACATAGTCAATGATATTTGATATGAAGACTCTTCTTCGATAACATCAATATCTGCAATACCAGTATCCAAGTCTTCGTCACTATATTCAAACAGTTCACACTGCATACGGAAGGTTGGCAGATTATTTAACTGGAAGAATGGAGTTTCGGTTTCTACTCTACGAATCTCAAATATAGATTGAGATAGTGTTAGATAGATTAGGTCACCCTCACGAGGACGGAAGTTCGCCTCATCTAGTCTACTACCTACAAGTTGTTTCCATCTTTTTCTTGAAACAATAAAGTTTGCTTGGTCTCTTAGTTCGATACCAAACTTAGTAAACAGGTCACCCTCACCGTCAAACGCTTCGGTGTTTTCGATATACATCTCTACTTTATATGCAGAACCAAAACGTGAAGGAACGTCATCAAGAAAGACATTATCTTTATTGACGATTTCACGGGGTAGGTAATATACATCCTGTCCATACATCTTGAGGGCTTCAATGATGATGTCCTCATACATGTTCTGTTCAGAACGAACACCCTGTTTAAAATACGGGTTCGTTGCCATTATGTTATCCTACAAAGAAGTCTGGTGGAGTATCATACTCATTATATATTCTTTGTCTAATTGTCTCTATCTCTTGTCTTGCATCTTCTAGAATTTGTCTACCATTTAACTGTACGCCGCCAGGCAATACCATTCCCTCAAACTTGATGAGGTTTTGACCCCACTGTTCTTTGATAAGTGCAGTCGCATATTCTTTTAAGAACATGTTATTGTAAAGTCTACCGTTTGAATTTGGGTCACTGGTGATAAACATTTCCATCATGATACTATCTCCAGCCTTTAGGTCACCTTCTGTACCCGCAATATCTCCAAAGATACTGAGAGTCTGACCCGCAAGATTATATTGAATCTGTGGATGACCGTTTAGTTTCATGTCAATCAATGATAGATGTTGTTGCATTTGTTCATAATACGCAACACCAGAACTACCGTTTTGTAAATCCCACAAATCATTTAGACGCATCTGATACTTCACATCCATGAAGTTTGTGCCTGTTGCAGAGTTTGTGAAAGGGAGGACACGAACAATACTAAGGATATTATTCTTATCGAATCCAGAAGGTAATGCATCATCCAAGTCAAAATCAATAAACCCACGGTCTATCATTGCTTGAGTTATTGTTATCGCAGTATAAGAACGAAGACTACCTTCAGCACCATACTCTGTGAACAGTTGTAGTGCATCGTTTACACGGTCTTCCAACTGTTCATCATCTATATTGATTTCGATTACAGGATGACCAAGTCTACGTAGACAATAATCTATGAATTCTGTTCTGGATTGTATTCTACTATAGTTTGACATTATACTTATTTATCCTTAATTTAACAACGTGCCTGAGTTGTTATACACGTTAATTCTGTAGTGTGAACCGTGTTGACCATCTAATAGGTCTGCATCCAATCCACTTGAAGCACCATCTACAGTCTTAACTGCGGTTAGAAGTTCACTTGCAGAAGAATATGTCTCACTGAATGAGAACACACCAGTGCTTGAGTTATATGATAAATCACCACTTGCAGATACTAATCCTCTTACTTCACCGTCAGTTCTTTCGGTAAATGACATTACACCAGTAGTAGAGTTGTATGATAGGTCACCACCAGCACTAATCTTACCACGAATATCTGCATCACTTGGGCCAGTGTATGTGATTACACCAGTTCCAGAGTTGTATGAAGCAGAACCAGCACCGCCAGCATCAGTTACCGATATAGCGGAACGAGCATTTGCAGTTGTGAACTTGGTTACACTAAATTCACCAGTACTTGAGTTGTAACTTAGGTCACCACCAGCACTCAACAATCCCCTTACTTCCGCATCTGTTCTCTCTGTAAAGGATACTACACCAGTACCAGAGTTATATGAGAGGTCACCACCAGCGGATATTAGTCCTCTTACCTCTCCATCTGTTCTCTCTGTAAAGGATACTACACCAGTACCAGAGTTGTATGATAAGTCACCACCAGCAGAGATAGCAGACCTTGCATTTGCGGTAGTGAATTTAGTTACACTAAACTGACCAGTACTATTATTATATGATAGGTCTCCACCCGCAGAGAACATTGCACGAATCTCTGCACTTGTGTGTTGTGCAGAATCCGAGAATGAGAATTGTCCAGTTCCACTATTATAGGATAAGTCACCCCCAGCACTAAACATACCACGTATGTTTGCAGAGTCAATATTAAATTCACCAGAGGATACTGTTAGACCTTTATTTGCGGTAAGGTGTGCTCTTACCTCAGATGCACTAGGCCCTGTGTAAGTAATAACACCTGTAGAACTATTATAGGATGCACTTCCGTCACCCCCAGCATCTGTTACTGAGATAGCACTTCTTGCACGTGCAGTGGTATGATAAAGGTTTGTCCCTTCAGATAAATCTCCAGTGTTATGATTAGAGATATCTGAAACTGTACCTGTAACGTTACCAGTTACATTACCAACAAGGTTTGCACCGATAGCATAGTTCGATACCAATCTTTGGTCACTATGACTCCAAGTGAATGTTGGTATAGTACCAGAAGACCATGCACCGAATGTTAATCCCGCACCGTCTGTTAATGCACTTGATGTAGAACTATCAGCAAGAGTAATATTCTTATCTGTTACTGTTAAGTTCGTAGTAGCAACGTCAGTCTGTGAACCTAAGATACTTAGATTACCAGAGACCACAACATCATTGAATGTTACATCATCTGTTGTCGCAACTGCCTGTCCAATACTGATTGCACCATTACTGTATGTAACACCAGTACCACCAGAGAACATACCTTTAACATTGGCAGAGTCAATATTGAACTCACCGTTGGATACAGATAAACCTTTGTTCGCAGTTAAGTGTGCTCTTACCTCAGATGCAGATGGGCCTGTATATGTAAATACTCCATTATTGTATCCGAAACTTCCGTCTCCACCAGCGTCTGTGGCAGAGAACATTCCCTTGACATTGTCAGAATCTATGTTAAACTCACCCGAAGAGACACTCAAACCTTTGTTTGCGGTTAAGTGTGCCCTGACTTCAGATGCACTTGGGCCAGTGTAAGTGAATGCACCCGTACTTGAATTGTAAGAGAAAGAACCATCACCACCAGCGTCAGTTGCGGATACTAATCCTCTAACCTGTGCGTCTGTTCTTTGTGTGAAAGAGAACTGACCATTCGAATATGATAAGTCACCACCAGCACTAAACATTCCCTTGACATTTGCGGAATCTATGTTAAACTCACCATTAGAAACAGAGAGTCCTTTGTTTGCACTTAGATGTGCCCGTACTTCAGCAGCACTCGGGCCTGTGTATGTGAATACACCTGTTGAACTGTTATATGATAAAGAACCATCTCCACCCGCATCGGTTACTGACTGAGACGCTCTTGACCTTGCATCCGTATAATACAGATTTGACCCTTCTGATAGGTCACTCGTAGAAGCGGCAGCGATTCGTGCGTCTGCTCTTGCATCTGTATAGTAGAGGTTGGTCTGTTCTGTTAAATCCGCAGTAGTGAACGGGTCAAGGGTCATTACATCCGTAAAGTTACCACCCGTTGTCTGTACTGTAAGAGTTCCGTTTGAACTATCAAAGTCAATACCTGTAACACCCGCAATAGTTACATTACTTGCAGATGTAATCTGACCCTGAGCATTTACTGCAATCTGAGGAACCGAAGTTGCGGAACCATATGTTGCGGCAGTGACACCAGTGTTTGTGAGGTTGATTGTATCGGACGAAGAATCATATGTGATTCCTGTTCCACCAACTAATGCGTCACCAAGGTCTGAATCAAAGTTAGACTTTGTATAAACATTCTCCACATCAATAGAGAAGTTACCAGTAGCAGAGTCGTAAGTTAAGTCACCACTTGCAGATAGTTTACTTCTTACACCTGAATCTGAAAGTGCGGCATTAGCAACACTGATACTGAATACACCAGTAGACGAATTATAAGTTAGGTCACCGCCCGCACTAACAGCATTCTTTGCATCACTGTCTGCACGTGCAGATGTATAATAGAGATTGGTTGTACCTTCTGCAAGGTCATCCGCATCTTTTTGTGCCAGTCGGGCATCCCATCTCGCAGTGGTATAATAAAGGTTCGATGCATGTTCGGTTAAGTTAGCAGTTGTGTATGGGTCAAGTGTTGCAGTGGTAACAAATGATGCACCATCAGCAGTTCCGATAGTAAGATTACCATTGGATGAGTCGAATGAAAATGAGGACACACCCGCAACAGCAACCGTTCCCGCACTGTCAAGTTGACCTTGTGCATTTACCGTGAATACAGGAATCTGTGTTGCAGAACCATATGTTCCCGCAGTGATACCTGTATTGGTAATAGAAATTGTGTCTGTGGCAGAATCATAGGTAATACCTGTTCCGCCATCAAGAGCTGCACCCAAGTCAGAATCAAAGTTTGTCTTTGTGTAAATCTGTTCGACATCAATCGAGAATTGACCATTATTACTATTATATGTTAAGTCCCCAGCAGCAGAAAATATGCCTCTGATATTTGCAGAGTCAATATTGAATGTTCCGTCTGAGTATGTTAGACCCTTATTACCAGCAAACATTCCTTTAACGTTTGCGGAGTCTATATTGAACTCACCATTAGAAACACTTAGACCCTTGTTTGCAGTCAGATGTGTTCTGACTTCTGCAGCACTTGGGCCTGTATATGTAATCTGACCATTCGATGAATTGTATGATATAGAACCATCTCCACCCGCATCTGTTACGGATATAGCTGCTCTTGCACGACCATCGGTGTAGTATAAGTTACTGCCCTCACTGATATTAGAAGTCGATTTCGTGCCGAGTCTAACGTCAAAATCAGAATCAGCACGAGTAGTAGTGTAATATAAGTTTGTACCTTCTGGTAATTGTCCAGTGTTTGCATCTCCTAAATCGGAATCAAAGTTTGCTTTAGTGTAGACTTGTTCTACATCAAAGGTGAATTGTCCAGTACCACTGTTATAACTTAGGTCTCCACTAGCAGAGAACATCCCTCTGATATTTGCGGAGTCGATATTAAATACACCTGTAGATGAATTGTATACAAGACCTTTATCTCCAGATACATATCCACGGATTGTTCCTTGAGATGTTGCATCACCTAGTGCAGAGTCAAATCTTCCACGATTATAGTAAAGGTTTGAACCTTCAGTTAAGTTTGAAGTTGTTGATGATGTCTCGTCAAGTAATTTATGCCATGAACCCGCATGTGCAAAGTAACCTTTACCTGTTCCGTGTACGTGTGCGAACATACCATGATAGGTAGACGCATCTGGTAAGTCACCTTCTGAACTGTAGACGTTACCAAATAGGATTTTGCCTGTGGTTGCAAGAGTTTCTGAACCTAATGTCCAGTACTCATTACTCTCATCCCATAGGAATGTTTTGTTTGCATCATCACCACGTTCAATCTCAATACCCGCATCTTCGGTTGCAGAACCCGTTGCATTTGAATTCAGAACAATCTTATTATCAGCAAGGTTGATTGTTTCTGTGTTTATAGTGGTCTCTGTGCCTGTGACGGTAAGGTTGCCATCGACAACAGTATTACCAGTTACTCGTAGAGAACCAATGTTAGCACTATCGAAAGTCGCTTGACTTCCAGTTAAATTTGTGTTAGCAAGATTACCAATTGTCGCACTATCAATAGTTGCGCCATTGTTGATTGTTAATCCTTGATGGAAAGTCTCTGCAACATCTGTTTGTGCAAGGTCTGAATCATTAAATACAAATGTACCAGTGCTACTATCAAAAGAGAATACCGCAGTATTATTTGAACTTAAAGATATGTCTAGATTTATTTTGTTGCCATCAGAATCAACAACAGTGAAGTTACCACCACTATCTCTTAGAGCAAGAGTTCCAAGGGTAATTGTATTACCACTTAGGTACAGGTCTCTCCATTTTTTATCAGCGCTACCAAGGTCATATGTTATATCTGCATCGGGTACGATGTGACCACTGAAATCATTATTGGTCA